ATAAATAGTAAGAAAAAATCCCTTTATGAAAGGAACAAGGATTTTGATTATGAAAAGGAATAAAAAAGAAAAAATCGACAATGATGAAATTAAAAAAAATAATGGACGCCATCCAGGAGGGAGACCTACCAAATATACTATGGAACTTGCCAAAAAAATATGTCATGAAGTCTCAACAACAACGCACGGATTAAAAAAATTGTGCGCCATGCATGATGATTTCCCAACACCAGAGACGATAAGAACGTGGAGGCTTTATAACGAGGAGTTTTCTGCACTTTACGCACGAGCAAAAATGCACCAGGCGGATAATTTAGCGGAAGATTGCATTGATATTGCTGATGATAACAGCAGAGATTCTATACATAGCGAAGACGGGAAAGAAACATTTAACAATGAATTTGCACAACGCTCACGTATTAGGATTGACACAAGAAAATGGATAGCGGCCAAACTGTTACCAAGGCAATACGGCGATAGGTTATTGGTTGAGAAAAAAACAGAAGAAAATGAGAGGTTGCTGGAGGAACTTAGGGAGTTAAGAAAGAAGCTAGACGAACAAAATAGAAAGGATTACTGATTAAATAATAATGCGATAGAAAATATAACTGAGGCAGAAGTAACAATGCATGCGAACGTTATACATTACGGAAAATATTCGAGATCAGGAGGAGGCATTATGCGTATTTATATTCACTCAAACTATTGTCGGGGCTTTCCAGGTATAAGAGATATAAAGGTGGAACTAGACGGACAAACTATTGTTTCAAGAACTATGGATAAAAACGAGCTTCTGAATTTATCCAAGCAACTAGCTTCCTTATCTGAGGATATTAATAAAATTTCACAATTCTATTAAGAATGTGTAGAAAGGAATGGATAGGATGATACAGTATGAAAAGGAGGAGGAATCATCACGACTAAAAGGCTCCCTTCTTGAGTTTATAAAATATTTCTATGAATACACGACGGGCAGACAATTTATTGTATCTCAGCCCATTGGACGAGAATCTCATCACATTACAACCTGTAGGGCGCTGACAAAGGTATTTCGGCTAGAAATATTGCGCGAAATAATCAATCTCCCTCCTGGAAGCGGAAAATCAACCATGGTGAGTATGTGGGTAGCTTGGTGTTGGGCACATTATCCAGACTCTAACTTCCTCTATATATCTTATTCACACGAGCTAGCGACCAAGCATACGACCTTCATACGCTCCATCGTTTCATCTCCTATGTATAGATTTCTATTTGATGTAGAACTAGACCCCGACAGTCGAGCAAAAGATTCATTCAGGACGACTAAAGGGGGCGCTATAAAGGCATTTGGTTCATCGGGTGCTGTTACTGGTCAAGACGGTGGCTTACCTCAGTCTGATAGATTTACAGGGGGCGTTATCATAGATGATGCTCACAAGCCAGATGAGGTTCATTCTGACACGATAAGACAATCGGTAATAGACAACTATGACCAAACAATTAGGCAGCGCGTAAGGGGAGTTAATGTTCCCATAATTTCCATCGGTCAGAGAGTGCATGAGGCAGATTTGACAGATTACCTGATAAACGGAAAAGACGTTGATACGTGGCATGCAACCATCATGAAGGGCCTTGATGAAGCAGGGAACGCGCTATACCCCGAGATGATGCCAAAAGAAAAATTGATTGCATTACAAGATAAGTCGCCTTATGTCTTTTCCTCTCAATATCAACAAGACCCTTTGCCGTCAGGTGGTGGATTGTTCAAAAAAGATTGGTTCATTTTTTTGGATGAAGAGCCCGAATTTATAACGACATTTATCACGGCTGACACGGCAGAAACTGATAAATCATGGAACGATGCAACCGTATTCTCGTTTTTTGGCCTCTACGATATTAAAGTGATGAACAAAAAAACGGGCGAAAAGGCCATTCACTGGATAGATTGCCTGGAAATTCGTATAGAGCCGAAAGACTTGCAGGCAACGTTCATAGATTTTTATTCTCAGTGTATGTTCAACAAAAAGCCTCCCAATATGGCGGCCATCGAGAAGAAGTCTACAGGTGTTACGTTGTTAAGCACGCTCGAAAATATTCAGGGCATACAGATAAGGCAGATTGAAAGAACAAAAGCATCTGGAAGCAAAACTCAAAGATTCCTAGAAATGCAGCCATTTATAGCCTCAAAAAGAGTTTCATTTACAAGAAATGCTATGCATGCTGAAAACTGTATAAAACACATGTGTAAAATTACGGCAAATAATACACACAGGCATGATGATATTGCCGATACACTCGCCGATGCTATCCGTATCGCTTTAATCGAAAAAAACCTATATTCTATTGACTCATGGCAAGATGAGAGAAACAAACTATTAAATGACATGAATAGAGCATTAATGCGCAAAATTAACGCAGGAGCGGCGCACAATGGCGGATATAGCTAGTAAACATCTGGACAGATTGGCCTATTTAAAAAAGACCATAGAAGAATCTCAGCAATACTTTAATGAAAATGTAAGGCGCTACGAAGATTATATGCGCTTTGTATTTAAGTCATCTCTTACTGATAATGAGAGCGCAACGCTGCAAGAGCGTGGAATGCCCACGATAGAATTTAATGTGCTCGAAGCCTACATCTCTCGTCTTAGAGGGGAATTCGCCAAACAACAGCCTTCCCTAAATGTAAGGGCCGCAGACGGTGTTCCATTATCAATGTTAAATAATCAATTCAATGGAACATTGAAGGTCATTGAGGCGCATTTGCGCGCTATCTTTTTTGATGGCTCAAATGACATGATGGAATACAACATTTATTCCGACCTCCTAGCAGGCGGCTTCTCCGTATTGCGCGTCTTCACAGATTATGTAAACGAGATGTCATTTGAACAAAACATATATGTAGAAAGGGCCTTTGACCCAACGCTATGCGTTTTCGATCCGTTAGCAAGAGATAGCCATAAAGGGGATGGGCGCTATTGTGCTGAACTTTACCCCATGACAAAAGAAGATTTTGTACAGGAATTTGGTGAAGAGGCATTGAGAGACTGCAAGTTCACAAAGAATCTTTCGGGGTTCTCATGGTCATTTCAAAACGAATCCGAAGAAATAATTTTAGTATGTGACTTTTATGAAAAAGTTAATAAAAGAGAAAAAATAGTTAAACTAACAAATGGGCATACGGTAACTCAAAAAGAGTATGACAAATTTATTAAAGAGTGGGAGGCTTCAGGCATCATACTGGTGCCACCTGAGCCCGTTGGAAAGCCGAGATTTTCAACTATACAAAAGATAGTTCGCTACAGGTTTTGCGAGGCTCGTGTCCTTGGATACGTAGAGACAAATTATAAATACCTGCCACTTGTATTTGTTGACGGTAACAGCGTCAACATTAAAGAATCTGGCTCCTATACACAAATGACAAGGCCCTATGTATACCATGCAAAGGGCATACAGAGGCTTAAAAACTTCGCAGGGCAAGCGCTTGGAAACGAGCTAGAAAATACTGTCCAACATAAATTTATAGTTCCTGTTGAATCAGTTCCTGTTCGATATCAAGAAGCGTATAAGAATGTGCAGAAAGCAGACACGCTTATGTATAATCATTTCTTGCCAACCGATAACGGACCGAATCTAGAGGTAGTTCTCCCTCCTCCAAGAGAGGTCATGCGAACACCCATACCGCCCCAAATTGCTGAAACTTTCAGGATGTCTGATGAAATGACACAGGCAATACTAGGTAGCTATGATGGCGCGGCTGGACAGATGAACAACCCAATGTCAGGGATTGCTTTTGCGAGGAGCGCTATACAAAGCAATAATGCTTCTGTTCCGTACATCGTTGGGTATATTAAGGGGCTCAATCGGGTCGCTCAGATAATTGTTGACCTTATACCAAAATATTATAGGACGCCTAGAAGTCTTCCTGTTCTATTGCCCAATGGTAAACGAGAGTATGTTGAGATAAACAAGAAAGGTTCCTTGTTTATGAATTATGACCCAAACTCACTTCAAGTGAAGGTAGAGACGGGCGTTAATTTTGCTATGCAAAAAGAAATAGCCATACAGACGATTATTGGACTTTCTCAAGCATCACCTAAGTTCGCGCAATTCTTCAATGATTATGGGCTCCAAACACTGCTTGATAATATCGAAATACGCGGCATTGAAGAGTTGAAAGAAAAGGCGGTTGAATTCGAGAGACAGCAACAAGAGCTCCAACAAATGACTATGGAGCAGCAGAAGCAACAAATGGCTGTTTCACAGCAACAAACGATGATCGCCATGCAGCAGGCACAAAAAGAGCTACAATCTCCTACAAGCGGACAAATTGCACAAATGGCCATTGAAGAGAAGGCCCAGGTAGATGCGGCAAACATCACTATTAAAGAGAGAGAGGCTGAAACTAAGTTCTTGGAAGTGATGAGCAAGATAAGAAATGAAGATATTGAAAATGAACTAAAATACGCGCAGGTGGATGCCGAGAATACAAGAAGCCAAGTAGAGGCTGCTATCAATCTTAGTAAACATATCAATCAGCAGTTTGAGGGAATTCGTAATGAAGGATAATAAATGGATTCAGAAAGCGGTTAACCCAAAAAATAAGGGCGCCTTAAGGAAAAAATTAGGAGTAAAAAAGGGCGAAGTTATACCTTTAAAGACTCTTAAGAAAGCCGAAAATAGCAATAATAAAAAAACTAGAATGCAGACAAAACTTGCAATTACCTTAAGAAAACTGAAAAATAAATAATCTACTTATAAAAGACTAAAAGGGATATAATATGCCGCTCAAGAAAGGAAAGTCTAAGAAGATTGTATCTGAAAATATATCTGAACTGATACACTCTGGGCGACCTGCAAAACAGGCCGTTGCCATAGCCTACAAAGAAGCTGGGAAAAAAAATAAAGGGAAAAAGAAATGAAAGACAAGAAATATGGAAAACAAAAACAAAATAAAAATAATAAGCATACAGATGAAAAACAAGATAAAAAACTCATTAAGAAAATGATGAAAAAATGTTCCTAAGACTAAGCATGTCTCCTAACATGCTCTCGCCGCCTTATATCTCCGGCGGCGAATTTTAATTTGTATTGATTATTATATAAAAATAGGCATACTAATAATTTAGTCGACAATTTTGTTTAAATTGTGTCCGACAAATCGACCAGGCGTTAACCTGTGTAAAGAACGCACTCATGCGGAAAAATGGGCGACACTCATCGTACCGAGGAACTCACCGCAACGAAGCGGGTAAAAAACGACAAGAAAGGTTGTAAATGGAAGAGAATCAAGTGCAAGATGTTGCTCCTGTTGAAGAAATTGAACAGGAAAAATTGTTGCCCCAATCTCAGGTCAACAAGATTGTGCAGCGTGAAAAAGAACAGGCGGCCCAAAAAGCTCGACGCGAAGTTGAAGAACGGTATCAGCGTGAAATTGAAAGAATCAATTCTCAAATAAATCAACAAAGCCAACGAAACGAAAATGTTTCTAGGGAAGTTGACGCAGACGCCATCTTCCAACAGGTACAAGAGCGATTCAATCAAGAGATGCAGCAAAAACAACTCGAAGCAGAAATGACTAGAGTTGCAAATAGCTACCAATCTAAGATGCAAGAAGGCGCCAATTCTTATTCAGATTTTGATGAGGTCATGAAGGAGTTCGACCCAACAGCATTCCCGCAGTTGGTCTACCTGGTAGCAGGCATAGATAATGCGGCCGATGTGATGTACGAACTTGCCAAAAACCCCGTCAAACTCAATGCCCTTGATGGCTTAGCTATGAAAAATCCTCGATATGCGCATTCGCAGTTGCTCGAACTGTCTCGCTCTATAGCAGACAATAAGCAAGCAAAAGCCGATGCACAATCACAGGACGTGGCGGCCCCTCTCGACCGATTACAAGCTTCAAGAGTTTCTGGAAGCAACGGTAAGATGGGCGTAAGAGATTTAAGAACTCAGCCTTGGCTTAGAGGATAAAATAAGCCCTCCTTGCAGTTGCAAAATATTTCTTACCCAAAGGGAGTTTTGCAATGCCAAACAATATCCTACAACAAGTTATTACATATAATGAGTCTAACCTTGCTTTACTATTAAACAGTTTTGCGTTTATTAGTACAGCCAATATGAAATTTAAAGGGTTCAATGACGACATCCCTAAAAACTTAGGCGATACCGTGTCATTTGACCTTCCTCCTCGTTTTACAACTACAAACAGCCTAGTAGTCAACTTTCAATCCGCAGAACAACGTGTTCAACAGTTGACCGTTAACAAGCAAGCCTCTACAGCGTACGAATTCAGTGCACAGCAATTCATTTTCAATGTGCGCGATTATATGGACAAGTTCGGACGTTCCGCTGTATCAGAAATTGGGTCTAAGGTTGAGGCAGACGTTGCAGAATTGTGTGAAACAAATACATATCGTTTTTATGGCGATGGCGTTACACCAATTGCAACTTACCTTCAATTAGCAAATGCCTTGGCATTCTTTAGAAACTTTGGTGCAGCAAAGAGCAATACCATGGGATATTTGTCTGATTTGACATTCCCACAAATCGTAAATTCAGGACTCAATCAATTCACTCTTGACAGGGGAAATAGAGAAGCCATGTCATGGGAAATTGGTGATTTCTCAAATTGCAAATGGTATCAATCTAATCTTCTGAAAACACACTTGGCTGGAACAGAAGGGAATGCGGGAACAACGCTGACAGTCGTAAGTACCACAACCAATGCTGATGGCGGTGTCACCTCTATCACATTTAGTGGAACAAGTGCTGCAAGCGATCCGAATTCAATTAAGGCTTACGACAAATTCCAATTTTCAGATGGAGTTTCTGGGCAAATCGATCTGAGATTTAGAACATTTATTGGTCATATAGTCTCTCAATCTCCTGTTCAGTTCAGGGCAACTGCGGATGCTGCTAGTACTGCTGGCTCTCAAGTGACTGTTAATATCTTCCCAGCGCTCCAAGCTGCGGCGGGTAAAAATCAGAATATCAACACTGAGATTGTCGCAGGTATGCAGGTTACCGTACTGCCTGACCATCGTTGTGGCCTCATAATGTCTGGAAATCCTCTTTACTTAGCGATGCCTAAGTTACCAGAAGAAGTGCCATACCCAACCTCTTCTCTGACAGACCCAGATAGTGGGTGCTCAATCCGTCAATATTTCGGCTCTCTCTTCGGACAGAACCAGCGCGGAATGGTGCATGACACAATTTGGGGCCGCACATTATGTGATGATTACGCAATGATGGTTGCGCTGCCTGTCTAATTTAGGGAGCGCGAATGCGCTCCTAATTTAACGAAAAGGAGTTAAAATAATGACTATACCCAATACACCTATAGTAAATGCAGGCGTCAAGTATGTTAATGGCTTGGAGCTAGCTAGAACAGGCAATAAAACAATGACTGTTGCGGCTGGTGCTGCGCGTAATAGTACGAATGTAAACGATATCGTATTGTCGAGCACGGTTACTATCAATGGGCTTCAAGTGGGCGCTAACGGTGTTGATTTGGCCGCTATCGTATTAGACAGCATGTATGCTGTTTACTTGATAGGTGACTCAACTCAATACAATGCTACGGCAACAATCTTATCGCTTAATACGACAGCCCCAAGTATGCCAGGAGGCTACGATATGTATCGTCGTATTGGATGGGCTCTCACCGATGGCTCAGCTAATTTGCTTCAATTTTGGCAATTTGGCGAAGGACAAGAAAGAATGTACTACTATGACGTAGCGATTTCTGAATTGTCGGCTGGCGCTTCGACGACTTTTGCTGAAGTTGATCTGGCAACGTCGGTTCCACCCATCGCAACAGAGGTATTATTTAAGGCGTTATTTACGCCAGATGGCGCCACTGAAATTGCTGAATTCTTGCCATTTGGGTCATCGGCCACAGATGGCATAGTAGTTTTTGGAACGGGCGTTGCTGCTGCTCAACAAGGAATGGTGACTGTTCCTTGCAGACTAGACGCAGGCGTTCCGAAAATACTATACAAAGTTGCAACCGGCGATACTCTGGATTTATCGACGGCAGGGTTTAAAGACTATATGTCTTAATACTTAGTCTAAGGAGGCCATTGACATGCCTTACACTACAAATCAGCTTATAACGAGCTCATATTATGCAGCGGGCGTTGTATCGAGAGAGTTTGAAACTGTCAGTGGTGGTCAGATTGCCGATGGCCTTACTTGGCTAAATAATATCATTACAGAAAAAGTCGTTGATGAAGGCATGGTTCCTTATGAAACGACAAGTTCGCTTGTCGCTGTCACAGGACAAGAAGCCTACTCAATACCAAATCTTATCCAGATAGACACATTGGTTTTTTATTTAGATGCCGTTCGATATGCCATGAAGTATGAGAAACGTAATGCATACTTCGGGTCAAGTCGGGTTGAAAATGTTCAAACGTTGCCATTTGAATGGTACTTTGAGCGTGGTTTTGGGGGTGGCACTCTTTATATTTACTTCAAGCCTGACCGAGATTACCCAATGGAAATACACGGCATTTTCAGGCTGCCCCCCGTTACATTGTTTCAGGATTTAAGTCTTACACTGGACGAATTCTATACAACATATCTACATTACGCGCTGGCAGATAGAATATGCGCAGAATATGCATATGAGACACCTGCCAATGTAATTAAGCAACTGGCTAAATATGAAGCTTTTATAGACAAGAAATCACGTTTATTGGATTTAAGACTTGAAAAAACCTCAACGCTACAGCAGCGCGGTAGCCTTAATTATGGCTTCATAAACCTGGGCAAAGGATGGGTAGTACCAAGCTAAGGATAATGATATATGGGTGTCTCTAAAGCGCAGAAAGTGCCTGTAAATGTTGTCGGAAGCTCAAGCTTCGGCCGATACCCAAAGATATCACTCGAAAAGACCTACAATATGTTCATTTCTGATGAGTGGCTCGTTAATTATGCAGGCTATCAGCGCGTGTCTGAAATCGTACCGACTGGAGAAGGACGCGGGATATTCCATTCCGTTAGAGGGAATTTTTTATTAGTTGTGGTGTCATCAAGCGTCTATCGAGTTGGACTCAATCTTGCGCCCCATTTCATTGGTAATATTTCAACCAATACGGGCGATGTATTCATGGATGAGAATTTGTCTCAACAAATCTGCATAGTAGATGGTCAAGATGCGTATATCTTTCATTATCCCGATAATACATTGACGCAGCAAACATTGACGTTTTTAGGTAACCCAATCATCCCTAACTATGTTTGCTACCATAATACTTTTTTTCTGATTGCATCCTCTCCCTTTGATGATAACCCACAAAATTGGTATGCATTTGAGTATGCGACAGACAGCACTATACAATTAAACACACAGTTTAGTTTGCAGACAAAGCCAGATAGCGCACTGGCAGTCAAACGACTTCCTGGGCGTGGTAATAATGTCATAGTATTTGGATCAACTGTTGCTGAAGTATGGACACAAGTCGGCGGAGATGAAAACTACAGGCGCGTTCAGTCATTCAATATCGACAATGGTGTTGTGGCTGCTTCAACTATTGCAGCCAGCGAAGAACTGGTTTGCTGGCTCGCTCAGAACGAGAATAATTCGCCCTCCATCATGGTGACCGATGGTGCATCATCAAGAAGAATTTCAACAGACGGGATAGACTATTTATTACAAACATTGAAAAGGCCCGATAAGTCGACCGCCTTTTTCTTTAGACAAGACGGCCATCTATTTTGGCAGGTGACTTTTTTCGATAGTCAGGACAATTTGTCTTTAATTTATGACTTTAATACGAATTTATTTTTCCATGTATCTAATGAAGATTTAAACTTTCATCCGGCAAGAAGGGTCGTCTACTTTAATGAAAAGACGCTTTTTGTATCGATAAGAGATGCATCCATCTATCAGATGGGCACAGAATTTATAACCTACAACTACAATATAGACCCTACTGAACAGGGTGATGTTATACCGCGTATTCGAATCTGCAAAAGCATTCGTCTTGAAGATTCAGAAAGATTTAGGGTTGGTCAATTTACTTTTTGGATTGAACAAGGCGTCAATGATTTCTATTTCATTGACCCAGACAATGAATTTTGCAATGGACTTTTAATAACGGAAACGGGCGGTAATTTCATAGTAAGCCAGCAGGGTGAAAATATACTAGGGCAAGTTGGTGAGTGCGCTCCGGAACAAAATCCTCCCCGTGTAGATTTGTCTTTTTCAAAGAATGGAAATCAATCTTTTAGCAATATAGTAAGCCGTGAACTGAATATAAACGGACATTATCGTAATCAAATACGATGGTGGCGAATGGGCCAAGCAAATGAGTGGACACCCCAGCTAAGGTTCTGGGGGTTTCAAAGATTTGTAGCTCAAAATGGGGTTGCGGAGGTGATTGTATGATTCCTGCATTGCCCGCTTTCTTTGACATGAAATATACCGAAAAAGACGGGCGTCTTGCGCCAGATGGCTATTTATATAACGACCAGATGTTCCAATCTTTGAACGTCGCTGTCATTCTATTAAATAGCATAGTGGATAGCTTAATTATTAACGATGGAACCGTGAATGGCGGAACTGTTGTAAATAATGGTCTGATAATCCCAAGTAAGACGACAGCGGAAATAACTGCCTTAGAGCCAAATGCAGCAGATGGCACAATGTGGTTTAACACAACATTAGCCAAGCTTCAGGTCAAAACAGCGGCTGGCGTTGTAGAAACAATTACCAGTGTTTAAGGAATAAATATGGCAAGTTTAGGCGATTTTTTAAGAGGCGGCAGAAATCCTGCTGATGCAGCAATCCCATTTTTGGATCAAATTCCAGATATAGTACGGCAGGGCTATAACCCCTATATTCAGCGTGGGGATGCGGCTTATCAAGCCATGCAAAAACCCTATGAGCAAATGGCACAAGACCCTGCCGGATTTCTTGACCAATTAATGAAGAATTACCAGCCGTCTAGTGGATATCAGCTAAAGCGTGATGAGGCTTTGAGAGCGGCGGGTAATACAGCGGCAGCGGGTGGCATGAGGGGCAGCCTTCAAGACATTGAGCGAGAATCTAGGCTTGCAGACAGCCTTTTAGGCGATGATATGCAGCAATGGCTAAGTAATGTATTTGGCCTACAAGGACGAGGACTCGAAGGCGAGCAGCACTTTTATGACACGGGTTACGATGCTACTCGGAATTTAACGGGTGACCTATCAAATATTTTAGGAACAAAAGCAGGGCTCGCATTTCAGGGTCAAGCCGATAAAAATCAAAGACAAAGTGATTTGTTTAGTGGCCTTATGAAAGCATTCGGTGGTATTGCGGGCCTTGGTCTTCCAGGCGGCGGAACACTTGGCGGAGCCATAGCCGGTAGGTTTATTTAAGGAGTTATGTAGATGCCTTTTCAACCGATTAATTTTGCTAATATTGCGCCACAAGGGAACCCATTTTTTCGTGATTTGGTAGATAGTTTGATTTCAGGCTATAAATCAGGGCAAGTTCCTGCTCAATTAGAACGTCAGAGGCAAAAAGAAGAAATTGAAAACGCCATGAGCCGGTTATTATTCGAAGAAGAGCCGCAGCGTTTTAAGACGGCACAAGAAAAGGCGAGAGCCGACGCTGAAATGGCGAAACTACTGCTTCAAGAACAACCAGAACTTTTTAAAACATCGCAAGAAAAATCAGCCATTGATAATGAAATGGCCAGACTGTTGCTTAAACAACAACCACAACGTTTTAGAACAGAACAGGGTACATCTGCTCTTGCCAATGCACTTACTAGATTGCAGGTGCGCGCTGCTGAAATGGAGGTAGACCCTAAAAAGAAGGCAGCCTATGTAAATGAATTGGCGAATTTTTTTAATTCTCCAGGCGGCAGTGCTTCAACAGCTGGTGCATCAGATGACATACGTCGCGCATTAATTCGTAAAAACTTAGGTCTACCGGCACAAACGTCTGAAGAAAAGATTGCCCAGGAATTGGAAATATACCGACGTAAAAAACAACTAGAGGGGTCTATGGAAATACCAACGTCAGCTACAGTAACGGCCAATCAAAAGACAATTGCTGCAATTGATAATGTATTACCAATAATTAAAGAACTAAAAGAAATGCAAGTGCCAGATCAAGTGTTAGGGAAATATTTTTCTAGAAATAAACAGGCATCTTATAAAGGAAAAGTAGGAGAAAGTATTGATACTTTGATTGCTGCCCTGAAGCTTCCTGGTATAAAAGAAAGCTTACACATTGTTGAGGATATATCAGGAAGGCAACCCTGGGAGTCGCGAGAAAATTATAATAAACGACTAGACAATTTAACATCTGACTTATTAGACCGTAGAAAACGTCTTACTGGAGCTGGTAATTCAGATGCAAATAAAAGATTGCGCTACAACCCTAAAACAGGAGCTTTCGAGTGATAGTAGAACTCCCGAATGGACAAGAGCTAGAATTTCCTGATGGAACATCGCAAGACGTTATGCGCACCGCCATTTTAAAGAACTTCCCAGAATTTGCGCCAAAGCAACCAGAGAAGCGAACCGGCTTTAGCGGTGTCATGGAAGACATAGGCGAAAGCGTTTCTGGTGTTCCTGGTGCTTTGTATGATTTCGTCACTCAATTGCCAGGAGAAGCTTATAAATCCGCTAAACAGCTTGCCACACATCCCATTCGTGCTGCCGAGAACGTAGGTGCAGGATTGCTGGAAGGAATTAAAGGCGCCGTTAATATTCCGTCTAATGTTGCAAGCTACTTAGGAGAAAGAGACATTGGAAAGGGCGGAATAGAGGATTTCATCAAGAGACTTCATATTGGTGATACAGGACTTGAAAAAGCTATTCTTGGCGACGCCCAAGAAGGTGATGAGCTTTTGCGAGGAATAGGAAGTTTCGCACCATACGCAAGACTTGGTGGACTTGCGAGAGGATTAGGTGGGGCCGCAAGACGCGGGGGCGCAGCGGCACTCTATGGGGCGGGGCAAAACCAAGACCCGTTATTGAGCACATTATTGGGCATGACGGGTGAAGCAGGACTAAAGGGCGCAATAAAATCTATTTCTAACATTAAAAATTTAGATCCGGCACGGATGTTTCGCGGTGAACTCACACCAGAACAACTAGAACGTAATTTAAGGGCAGCAGAAGGTACAAGAACACCGCTAGGTAGCGTCCTTGAAGAGCCAAAACTTAAATTCCTATTTGAGAATTTATCTTCACAAGTTCCATTTAGTGGCGCTAAAGGTATCCTTGATCAAATTAAGTCTCAAGTTGAAGAGCGCGGCGAGCATGTTATGAGAAACCTAGAGCCAGAAGGTATCATAGGCGACACAAATGACATGGTTAAAAGCCTTCTTGATACTGCATTTAAGGAACATAGACTAAGAAAGAATGAGCTTTATACAGAACGAAATAAAATTGCAGAAAAAGAAGGGCATGCGCTTGATTTATCCAATTTCAATAAACTTGTCAGTGATACAGCGCGTTCTATTGAAGAATCCCCGCTTTACCAAAACGATCCTGATTTTAGAAAAATGTATAAACAACTTTTAGGATATGAAGATGCAGACACTAAAATCAAAAGCCCTATATTAAATGAAAAAGGAAAGACCATTGTATCTAAAAATATAAAGCCATCCATTAGTGAGGCAACAATGACCGCTGACACTTTATATAAGGAAGGTCAAGGGATGTTAGCATCACCAAACGCAAAAGACCGCTCACTTGGAGGTCTTTATAAGAGAATGTCAGAAGCTCTTCATAATGATATTGAGCGAAGCATTGAAGAAACAGGCTCAGATGCGCTTAAAAAAGCCCATAAAACAGCAAAAGAGAACTACAAAAAGAACTTCACTCCGTTCCTTGATAAGGATGTATATAAACTTTTATCTGCAGATAAAGACCCTCAGAAAATAGTCCATGAGATTATTAAGCCAGGCGCTAAACAAGATAGATTCAGAGACATTCAGAAAATAAATAATTTATTGCCAGAATCACAAAAAAACCTATTAGGGTTCACTTATTTAAAAGGTGCTGAAAATAAGTACGGGGAATTGGAGCCCAAGGAGTTGGCATCTCTTGTTAAGTCACTTGGAAAAAGGCAATTTAAAGCGCTATTTCCTAATGAATCAGTCCGTCAATATATATTGGATTATGGGAAATTGCGGGGAATGAACGAAGAAGCGTTGAATGTATTATATAACCCAAAAACTGGCGCACGTAACACGCAGACTATTATAGCAGGTCTTCAAGGGTTATTGGCCGGCACATCAGGAGACCCATTTATGGCATTAATTCCATCGGTTGCAGCGAACGTAACCAATCGGGCCCTAACATCTCCTCTTATTCGTGAAAAATTAATAAAAAGGATGATTGATAAAAGCAATAGGACAAAAAAAGAACCGGTATTTGAAAAGTATGTTCCTGAGATTGTAAAGAATGTCGTAGGAAGATTACCAGAGGGGCTGCCAGAATCGTTAACACAAGCTTTATTAGCGGCTCAACAAAGGTCGCGTCCGCCACTGGAGCTCGTGTTAACGCCAGGCCAAGGAACTCGATATGAGGATTAGTTATTTTTATAGAACATCAAGGGTGTGGAATTAATTATTTCCGTAAAGAACGTATGCTAGGCCGCCATAAATAAGCGCCCATTCTAAAGGGGTCAATATTAAAGGTTTCATGATTCTCTCCTATGTAAAACCGTTATTATACAAACATATGGACAAAAAGTAAACATAAAAATGGCTCATGGTTTAATAATTAAAAATAAAATATACTGAAAAACAACAGGAAGTATATAAGGAAAAAGGCTAATTTATGGCATTGGACGAGCGTTATATAGTTGCATCGGATTTAGAGCAATACTTTGTTGATAAGGATTCTGGCTTACCGTTAGCGAATGGTACCATAAGTTTTTTTCGTGATTTAGCGCGAAATGTGCCAAAGCCTGTTTTTCAACTGTCGGGCGCGCCTCCAAACTATACATACACCTCTATGGGCTCCATCATCACATTAAGCGGTGTTGGAACCGTTCAAAACTCAGGCGGAGATAATGAGGTCATTTACTATTTTCCTTTCGATGATGAAGGAAATCTTGATTTATATTATGCCGTTATTCGAGACGAAAACGGGATTGAACAGTTTACCCGTGAAGCGTGGCCGAATATTACGGCTGCAAATGACCCTACCCGTGACGCTATCGCTGTACCTAATCAATTATCAAACCCTCAATTTACAAAAGTCTTTATCAATGAGGGATTATCCACAACATTTACTGTGTCAGCGGCCGTAAGCCAAGTATTTGAGCTTGGCCCAAATTGGGATTTTGTCATAAGCGGCACTGGCACTGTTGTTGTGGAGCGTATCGCAATCCCTGGCAATGATAATGTTGTCACTAGCCCTCCTTATGTTCTTGATATCAATGTCTCCAACGGAATTACCGAATGCCTTCTAAGACAGAGATTGAATGTAAACTCCGGTCTTTGGGCAAGTACAGCAAATGAAGATATATTTTTGGCTGGAAATGTTGTTGCCAGAAATGAGGTAGCCGGAACCACTGGAATTGAAATGTTTTACGTTGAATCCAGTGGGGGCTCTCCCATCACTATATTGAGCGAATCATTTGATAGTTCAAATTATGTTGAATTGATGGGCACAACGGCCGATCCAATTCCTTTATCGAATAATACGGACTCTGGAATAGACGGATATGTTGATATTTATTTATCAATTTTACCGAGCGATCATATTCGGATAAGCAGCATTCAGGTTGTTCCCACATTAAGTAACGCCAGTACGAATATAGTTGAATACGATACCCAATCTTCCAATCGTGAACAGGCCATGATGGGAGATTATTTTATACCGCGATTGGTGGCCAAACAGATACCTAGCATCATGATAGGCTGGGATTTTACGGTAAATCCATATCAATTTGGAACATCTGGCAATATCGCTGGGTCGGCTGCCTATATATGTGACCAAACCATTTCTGCGGGTGGAAGTGCTGATGCTTATGCGATTAGTAGTGTTACAGGAGGGCTGCAATTCACAACGGTCGGAACAAATACTGCATTTTATGTATTGCAATATTTAACCGGTGCACAGGCTAAAAAAGTCATCGGTGCCCGTCTTTCGGCTAATGTATTTGCCTATAAAGGCAGTGTTGGCGATGACGTGGAAATGAAGATTTATTTATTCAGGGGCTCAGCCGCGGCAAACATACCGGCCCTTCCGGCGGATATTGGTACATTATCAACTGCTGGAGTATTTACGTTAACCGAAGCTAATTGGACAGCGATACCTAGAAGTGGTTTAGATACTGCAACGGCGACATTAAACACAGTCACTGTGAATTCAGATATTAATGAAGGCAACGATTATGGGTTCTCTGGATGGGAAATAACGGACTCAACACAGCTAGGTGATACCGATAAAATCTGCATGGTAGTGACATTTGCGTATATAAGTGCAAGCACTGTGATTACCTTAAATTCAATTTCATTGGTTCCTGGCGACTTACCTTGCCGTCCTGGTGAGCAATCTCAGGAAGAAGTATTGAAGAGTTGCCAGGCTTTTTATGAATCATCCTACCCTCCACGTATAGCCGCTGGAACAGTTACGGGCACTGGGGTTGTTTTTGAGCAGATTGCTTTGACATCTGGAGGTAACGTACACGGAGGGGCGAGTGTATTTGGAATAATATTTAATACTCCAAAAAGAACAGACCCAGTTATTGAATTTTACGCTCCAGGAACATTAAACGCCTCGGCACTTATCACTATGAATGTCTATACCAATGCAACATTAGATGGAACTGGGGATGTTGCCTCATCAAGTTGGACTGTCACAGCAGGGCGCACAAATATAAATGCTGTTGCCGCTACAGGGAGTGATTTAGTGACGGCACCGGCATCCTCAGCTACAAAGCCTTTCAGTCAAGTGTTTTTCAATTATACCGCAGATGCGCGACTAGGAATTGTTTAATAGGAGAAAAATAAATGATTACACCTTATACATCGCAGCAACCAGCCACGGATTTTAGCTTGCGATTTGCTGATTTAAAATACAGTGCGAATCTAGCGGCTACTACTGATACCTCATTGACTGTTCCAGGGGTTGCGCCGAGATATAAAGCATTAATTAAGATTGCCAACACGGCATCGGATCAAGCTGTTTGCTGGATTGCCTTAAATGAAACGGCGGCGGCGCCTGCTGGTGCCGGATTTGCAGCAACAACGTCTGAATTAGTCACAGAAAACGTTCCCATTTGCCGAGAAGTTAAGGCCGGTGACGTGATACATGCATTTGCACCCAATGCAAATACTACTATCGGCATAGTTCTGTATGCCTATGGAACAAATAATTAATAGGAGCACAAGGGAATGGCCGACATAAAATTTTCAGATTTCACCCTAGGCGGTGAAATGCAAGTAGGCGATATTCCAGTCGGCTTGCGCTCTAGTGACTTAGCACAAAACTTTCAATTTGATTTCCCAGGCACTGGAATAAAAGATGAGGACGGCAATTATCTTCTAAGGTATACCAGTGCGGGTGCTGCTGCCGTTAACTATCCTCAGTTAACAAATTCTATAACGGGCAATTCCGTAAAATTAAGTGCACAAGGCTCTGATGTAGATATTGATTTGGAGTTGATACCAAAAGGTAGCGGAAATATTGTGATAGATGGCCTGAATTGGCCTACTTCAGACGGAACTCCTAGCCAAGTTATGGCAACAGACGGCGCCAACAACCTAAGTTTTATCACTATTCCAGGGGCCATTTTTCCGTCAACGGATGAGGCGATTGCACGATTTGATGGCACAAACGGTGAGCTTCAAAATTCAGGAGTGATATTAAATGACTCCAATGAAATATCAGGGGTTACTCGTCTTGATGTAGACAATGTTCGCGTTGATGGTAATACCATTTCAAGCACGAATAGCAATGGCGATTTAAGCCTAGTTCCAAATGGTACCGGTAATCTGATTCTAGATTTACTGAAATGGCCTCAATCTGATGGATTATCAGGCCAAGCTATTGTCACAGATGGCTTATTGCAACTTTCATTTGCAAGCGTTCCAACTGTGACAACACCCACCGTTGATATGACTATAGCTCGATTTAATGGCGTTTCAGGCGCCATAGAGGATTCAGGAGTTGTAATTTCAGATTTAGACGCTGTAAGCGGTATCACACAATTGGATGTGGGTAATATTCGTATTGAGAGCAACAATATTTCTTCACAGAATTTGAACGGGGGTATAAATGTTGCTTTAAATGGAGCGGGTGTATTTACAATAAATTCAACAACGGGTGTGGACGAAATAATTAATGACGGCACTATGGCTACAGCAACAGCCGACAACCTCTCTACATCATTAGCAATAAAGACCTATGTAGATACGATGGCTAGTGGTATTTCATTCCTAGACGCAGTAGTTGCAGCATCAACAACCAACTATGTGGCAACCTATTTTGATAATGGCGCAGGTGGAATAGGCGATACATTAACAAATGCAGATACGCAAGTGGCTTTTGAAATTGACGGCCTAAATCCAACTGTTGGTCAGCGCGTACTATTTAAGAACCAATCAACAGCGGCCTATAATGGCGTATATACAGTAACAGATCAGGGCTCAGGCGCAACCGATTGGGTTGTAACGCGCGCAACCGACTTTGATGAAAATACTGAAATTATACCTGGCGTTGTTGTTCCCGTTCTTTTGGGTGGTACTGAAAATGCCGGTACAAGCTGGCTTCAGACATCAACTGTTGTAACAGTTGGAACAGACCCGATAGATTTTATACAGTTTACAGCGCAGTTTCCTTTAGACCTTGAGCATGGGGGAACCGGCGCCAATCTTACAGCCGCCAACGGTGGTATTGTTTACTCCAATGCGACAACATTTTCTATTCTTGCTCCTGCTGCAAATTCAATGCTTGTGACGGATGGCTCAAATTTGCCTTCCATGGTTGCATTCACGGGCAGTGGTGCCCCTGTGCGCGCTACGAGCCCAACGCTTGTAACACCTATTTTGGGAACGCCAACAAGCGGAACTCTCACCAATTGCACAGGGCTTCCAATTTCAACGGGTGTCAGCGGGCTAGGAGCGAACGTTGCTACCTTCTTGGCGACACCAACCAGCGCAAACCTTGCGGCAGCCGTCACCGATGAAACAGGCTCTGGTTCACTTGTTTTTAATACATCTCCTACCTTTGTCACACCAGCACTAGGAACACCCAGCAGCGGTACATTAACAAACTGTACGGGTCTACCCATCAGTACGGGCGTTTCAGGGCTAGGCGCTAACGTTGCGACATTTCTTGCAACGCCAAGTAGTGCAAACCTTGCCGCAGCCGTGACAGATGAGACGGGAAGTGGCTCTCTTGTATTTAATAATACGCCCTCGTTCATTACGCCCGTTTTAGGAACTCCAAGCAGTGGCACACTCACTAATTGCACAGGATTACCTATATCAACTGGCGTTAGTGGATTGGGAGCAGGCATTGCAACATTCCTAGCAACTCCGTCAAGTGGCAACTTAGCCGCGGCAGTGACAGATGAGACGGGTTCAGGCTCTTTAGTTTTTGCCACATCACCTACACTGGTGACGCCCGCACTAGGCACGCCAACAAGTGGAACATTGACGAATTGTATTGGCCTTCCGATTAGTTCGGGCGTTAGCGGTCTTGGTGCTAATGTTGCCACATTTTTGGCAACACCTAGTTCTGCCAATTTAGCCGCGGCCGTGACAGATGAGACGGGAACAGGTGCACTTGTATTTGCAAATACACCAACATTAGTGACTCCAATTTTAGGGACGCCAACGAGTGGTACATTAACAAACTGTACGGGATTACCTCTAACAACTGGCGTGACAGGAAATTTACCAGTTACAAACTTAAACAGCGGAACGGGCGCTAGCTCTAGCACCTTCTGGCGCGGCGATGCAACATGGGCAACTCCAGCAGGGGGCGGCTCCGGATTTACAAGCGTTGTCATGCAAGTGTTTACAGCCAGCGGTACATACACACCAACCTCTGGCATGGAATATTGCATTGTTGAAGTCATCGGTGGGGGTGGTGGAGGTGGAGGTTGTGCGGCGGGTGCCGCTGGTAACCTTGCTGGGGCCGGAGGAGGCGGAAGCGGTGGGTATGCACGAGAAGTATTCGATTCAGCCACAATTGGCGCAAGCCAAACCGTAACCATAGGTGCCGCCGGCACTGCTGGTAGTGGCAGCGGTTCAGGTGGAACCGGAGGAACTACAAGTGTTGGCGCGTTAATTTCTGCGACGGGGGGCGTAGGTGGCTCCGGCACAACTGCCACCGCCGCGATTCGTCTGGTCGAAGGCGGGGCTGGGGGCGCTGGCTCTGGAGGGGCTGTTAACATGACTGGAGATGCAGGAGGGTGGTCATGGTCAAATAGTGATACTCGCCCTGGCGCATCTGGTAAAGGTGGCAGTTCAGTTTTAGGAGGTGGTGGCGCTTCAGCTTTTGGAACAACGGCTGAGAATGGTGTTGCAGGAGGGGCATATGGTGGCGGCGGCAGTGGTGGCCTTGGTACAACATCGGGCGCTACTGGCGGAGCAGGATTTGCAGGCTTAGTGATAGTAACCGAATTTATAATATAGGGTAATTATGAAGGCATTAATCTTTAAAGAAAAAGTGGTGCAGGTTGAGGAAATTGAGTTTCCAGTCGCAAAAGACTTGGTGTGGGTGGATTGCCCAAATGATTGTGTTCCAGGTTGGATATATGAAAATGGAGCCGTTCATGCACCTATTATTCCTCAAAAATCTATAGAAGACATTTTGAATGAATATAGAGGTGAAATTGAATCCTTTATGAATTCGGTTGCTTATGAAAGGGGATATCAAACTGCGTTATCTTGTATAAGCTATTTGAATAGCTCGGTTGATTTATGGGCCTCTGAGGCAAAAGCCTTTTTATCATGGCGCGATTCTGTGTGGTCATACATACTAGGTGAGATCGAAAAGCTTAGAAATGGGCAGCGAGAGGTTATATCTTTTGATGACTTCTCAAAAGAATTTCCAACCATTGGTTGGCCTTAAGGGTTAAAGAATACAGTATATTTTGATTAAAAATTAATTTATGGAGAAATTATCATGCCAATTTTAAACGTACAGGTAGGCTCTATTGGTCAATCTGGTCAAGTTCCTAATTTTATCTATATCGCAACAAATGATACCGTTGCCGAAGTGACTACAGCGGGATACTTAAATGGTTTAGTGGCGCAAAATATTCTTTTATCAGAATACAATATGGCACTCGTGTCTACAAAGACATCCCCAAGTGCAACAAGCGTCCAGGTTGATTTGTTTGACGTAACCTATTCTGGCGGTAATTGGTCACTTGTAGCAAACTCAGGTTCACTAGTTCTACCGAATGGACAAATATTTGTAGGTAATGCAGGCAACGTTGCAACAGCCGTGGCTATGTCTGGAGACATAGGCATTACAAATACTGGCGTTACATCTATCCAAGCAGGCGTCATCGTGAATGCGGATGTGAATGCTGCTGCTGCGATTGCATTTAGCAAATTAGCAGCGCTCCCAAGTGCACAATTGCTCGTAGGCTCTGCTGGAAACGTGGCAACCGCAACGGCTGTTACGGGCGATGTGACAATAAGTAATACGGGTGTTACAGCGATAGCGGCAGATAGCATAGTCAATGCCGATATCAATACAGCAGCGGCGATTGATTTCTCGAAATTAGCTGCTTTAACTTCCGCAAATATATTAGTTGGAAATGCTGGAAATGTCGCAACTTCAGTTGCTATGACAGGCGATGTGACTATTGATAATGCTGGGGCAACCACAATTGGTGCAGGCGCTGTTGATTTGGCAATGCTCTCATCTGGAATTACTCCAGCCGCGGTAATTAAATTCTTTGGTCAATTGACAACTGTAGGGGGCAGCGCAACCGAGGCATTCACTGTAACGGGTGCAGTTGGAGCTACTGATAGGGCATTTGTTCAAATGGTAGACAATGGCACATTAAATGTCAGCATATTAGAGGCCGTTGTTACAGACGATACCTTAACTGTTACATTTAGTTTAAATCCAGGAAATGATGCGATATTCAATTATCAGATAATCCGTGCGGCTGCATAAGAAATGTCGCCATTTGGCAATAAAGAGCTTTTTGATACTAAGAAACAGCTTACAAACGCTAAAATCGACTTAGCTCTTGCTAACAGAAAAATCACCTTTCTTCAGCAAGAGCTATCCGACGTTATTGGCGAATTATACAATACTAGGAAAGAGCTATTTTTTACTAAGCAGGAATTAGCCGATGCCCAGCAGGAGCTAGCCAGCACTAGAGAAGAGTTGTCCGACACCAAGTGTAGATGGCCATGAATTATTCAACACGACTTTATAGCCGTTAAAAATGTAATGCATATGTCACGCACTGGCTCCTATTCCGATATCACTGTCACTATTTATTCCACTTAAGTTGCGCATCGATATTTTTTCACCCTGACATTTTTGTTAATAGGGTTGTTGGAAATCGATAAAACCGATGAAACCTCAATTTTATAATAAATTATTGTGACTCTAGCCGAATTCGGTCAAGCCATAACCGAATTCGGTCAAGGAACGGCCTTTACATTAGCAAGCTTTATGTTTGTAAGCCAAATCAAGAATAATGATATCAAAAAGATATCTAAATGATTGCTAATTTATAGCATGATGATATCATAGTGATATCACAAAGATATCACTATGCTTAGGGGAAAACATGATAATTTTAATAGGCGGCGAGAAAGGTGGCACAGGAAAAACAACACTGGCTACCAATTTGGCGGCTATGAGAACAACAAAATATAATGACTTTCTTTTAATAGATACAGACCGCCAACAGACGGCCAGCTATTGGTGCTCCTTACGAGAAGATAATCGGGTTGAGCCAAGGGTGGCCAGTATTCAAAAATTTGATAAGGCTGTTCGAACAGAGGCAATAGAACTTAAGAAACGATACAAGGACATTATTATTGATGCGGGCGGTCGGGATTCTTCTGAATTAAGAAGCGCACTACTTGTTGCCGAAAAGGCAATTTTTCCGTTAAGACCTTCTCAATTTGATTTATGGACATTAGGACGCATGAGCTCATTAGTTGAGACAGCCAAGGAGTTTAACGAGGACTTGCAAGCATTTATTGTAATCAATCAGTCTTCAACGAACCCTGGCGTTAAAGAGACACAGGAAGCCGCGGAATTGATACAAGAGTTCTCTAATCTAAATATACTTAAAACACATATTTGTGAGCGAATTGTTTATCGAAGGGCCGCTATTCAGGGGGCATCTGTCATTGAATATAATCCAGCATACACAAAGGCTATAGAAGAAATGACACATTTATATGAAGAGATATTTAATGAAAAATTCTAAATTTACAAAGGCGCCCTTAAATTCTTTAGAAAAAGAGGAAAAAATACAGGCTTTTATTTCTCTTTCTGATGCGGGTATCAATAAAAAAGATGCGGGTGTTGTGAATTATAAAAAAGAAAAAGCAAAGGCTCTTTATCTAAGAGCGCCCGAAAGCCTGTGGAACGATATCCATGAAATTATGGCAAGAACGGGGCTATCAATGAATGCGATTTGTATTGATTCTCTTCGCCTAGAGATGAAAAGAAAGCTAAGGGAGATTAGGGAAGATTGATTGCATGATGCAATCATATTTATATCAATATGCTATCATATTGCAATCAATCTTCTTTAAAATTGATAAATAGTATAATACCTATGTCTTATCTATTTTCCTGGCGAGATCAATTGTATTTTGTAGAATTTTAGGAGAATATTGTTCAAATGCACAATCGAGGCTACGCTTAAACTCTTTATCCCACCACTCAACATTGTAGACAAATCCTGTCTCTTTCGTTCCAACCACATTAGCGGTGTATTTGATAGTAATAACTTCATTCTAAATTTCTATGGCCTCTTCAAGTCTTGTTCTATTCTATTTTTAATTGGGATTTTTTTAGCGTTTTTATATTCATCCATCAAATTCAATTTATCATATTCTCCAGTAAATAAAGGCATCAATGCGCCGGCAAGTTCAACAACACCCTGTGGCGGAACTGCATTTCCAATTTGCCTTCTTATTTCTGCATTTGATCCAACAAATATAAAGTCGTCAGGAAAAGATTGGAGTCTTGCTCGTTCTCTATTAGTTAACGGCCTCGGTTCAGGATAATGATATCCCCAAGTTCCGCCACCACCAGCAGCTATAATTGTTTTTGACGGTTCATTTCTATGGATGCGTCTATATACATGACTAATCATGCCTTTTACATAATAAGGATGATCCTGGGGTATATCAGTAAAATTTCCTCCTTCAGAAATTAATTTTAGTATCTCAATAGTTTTGGGGGCAATTTTCATTTTTTCGTTATTGAATTTAACCCTGCTTGCTCCCTTTAGAGCCTCACCGGCAGTGAGATAAGGTTTTTTAGCTTTAGGACCGTGAGTAGGTTTTGGATGTTGAAAATTGAAGCCTGTATCAACTCTGATACCAACAATTAATACTCTTTCTCTAAATTGCGGAACACCATAATCTACAAAATTATAGAGTTTAGGTTTAACAATATAGCCTGGCATTATCTTTTCAAAATCTTTAATTATTTGTTCAACTGCTTTGTTATTATTTGCTGTAAGCAAACCTTTTACATTTTCTGCAACAAACGCTTTTGGTTTTTTTGCAGCTACAAATCGTAAAAAGCTTTTATATAGATTTCCTCTCTCACCATTTAATCCGGGCCTCTTCCAAATCATAGAAAAATCTTGGCAAGGAAATCCGCCTAGAATTAAATCGCAATCAGGAATTGATTTATCTTTGATAGGATCAATTATTTCTATATCTTTACAAACAATTAAATCACCGAAATTCTTTTCATATGTTTCAGCAGCCCACTCATTGAAATCATTTGCCCAAACAGTCTCATAACCTTTCCAATGGAAACCCAAATCTAATCCACCGCAACCCGCAAATAACGAAATTACTTTTGGCTTAACTTTAGAGTCCTTCATTTGTTTCTTTTTCATCCAATTTCCAATACCTCAAACCCAGCACAATTTGCTCGACTATGGGCCGTGTTACCATTGAAACCAGCGTGTGCGCTTATCGCAGTTAACAATAATGAGCCGCCAACAATTTTGGCTATGTATTTCATATAAAAGATTCTCCAATATATTTAATTCAATTAATCTCACAATACCAACTTATCATATAGATTGTCGATTCAATTGACCGACATACGGCCGTGAAGTAATTCTGTGATTTCATATCCTCAAGGAATTCTTTTTGCTCCACACTCAGCCGGCCCGATTCGCTTTTAAGCTCAATCCACGCCCCGCAGTACCCATGATGTGGCATGGCGATGAATAGGTCAGCAACACCCTTTCTCATGCCTAAGTCTTTCATTAGCTTCCCATACCTGAGAGTCCGCTTTCCTTCATTAGCAAAATGAAGAATGAGTCTGAACCTATTATTGATTCTAAAGAAAGGGTGCTTTCGAACCCAATCAATAACAGTCGAGTGTATTGATTCTTCACTTAAGTCACCAGACTTTAAAACTTTCTGCCGCTTAACCTTATGTGCGACCAATGTGAACGTCCTTTAATCAAATAATAAGTCTCCGTTTGGATTATACCATATATTAAAATCTGTCACATTATCTGTCGTACGACAGATGACTCGTCGAATGATTTGTCAGTTTTGGCAGTGCCTACCCTACGCCAGATGGGGTTAGACGCATAAAGGGCGCCAACGAAATAAAAAAGTGAATTTCACTCATGGTGTTATTTTTCACCGACTTAAAATGTTCCACGTAGAGCTATCTCTGTATGGCCCTAACATATCCGACAAAGAATGTCACCGCAGTTGCAGTGAAAAATCTGAAGTACCGCTTTAGAGCAGGAGTGGTATAGGTAAGGTGTGCCTTAATTTACACGCTCAAAAAGGCGACATATTGGACTGTAATAAATTGAATTTTAAACATTTATTTACAGTGTAAATAAATGTGGTATAATATCTTACAGATTAGGAGGGAATTATGACTATATTT